CCAACCTTCCCAAGTTGGAGCTTCAAGTTTTGCACCTCGCTTAATATGTGGTGCTCTACGTGGCGCCTTTTTCTTTCGAGGCTTTAAGTTTGTAGTTGCCATGTAGCTTCTCCTATGATAATGAAATTCTTAAAATATAATATTACAGATCTTCTGTATTGTCAACCGTTACCGTTAACTACCAGTAACAAGTTCAAGGTTACCATCGTCTAGCACTGTAAAATCTTCAACAAAGTAATGCCAATCGTCTAATGCAAGTTTGGCTTGCTTAAAACAACTTTCTGCAGCGGCCCAAAGCCCACCAACTGTGCCATCTTTGGCCATGCAAGTAAATGTTTGATATTTAGTATCTTCAAAAGTATCACCAAGTTCACTAATAACTTTGTATGAAACAATTCGAGGCTTATTAGTAAAAATTTCTTGCTCCAAAGGCATAATACCTTGAAACAATGACCAAACAGTTTGATAACCTTGTTGCCATTTAAGATCATTCCAATGTTCAATCTCAAGTGTCATATCGTCAACGTCTTCGAATTTTACTTCTTCAAAGTGCAATATCATATCATCTACTGTATCGTCAAATTTTCCTAGTGCTTTAGACATTTTTCTTCCTTTTTACTTAGTTTACTTATACAGTATAAGATATCTTGGTGCATTTGTCAAGAAAAAACCCAAGAAAAGAATCTTGGGTTTTCAATAGGTTATAATTTTTCTTAAATTATTTTTCGTTTATTTGTCGTTCAAATTCTCTTAAACGCTTAAACACACTCATTAATTCGATAAGTGTTGGCCACGCTCTAAAGAGATATTGCATAGAACCTTCAACACGTCCAAACGCTCTAATAATCTGTTGCATTACACCTAGTGTTACAACACCGGCTACAATAGCTGGTGCCAAGAACACATAAGCTGATAACACATTTGCTTGTAAATATGTAATTCGTCCTACATTAAAATACAAATAACGCAAATAAGACTTAAAGTGAATTGAACGAACATCTTGGAAGAGTTCGTTAATAGTCTTTGGTCTAACATTACCGTCATCTTCTGCAATAACTAGTATCTTTCGATATGCTGCTTCTTTCTTTTGTAAGTCATATTCAACACCCACAAGTCGTAGTAACCAACCTAGTGCGATTAAGAATAATGTTCCACCTACTGACCAAACAATAGCACCTGTAACAAGTCCATATTGCCAATCACCAAAGAAGAAGATAGGAATACCAACACTTAGTCCTAATAGAATAGGAACAAACTGAACTAGAACCATAATTGATTCGATAAAACTTGTTCCAAGTCCTTCCATAATTCTACTAAACTTAATAGTATCTTCTTGCACCCTTTGTGCGGCACCTTCGATAGTTCTAGCTTTGTCATATACACTATGATACCATTCAACCATTGCAGTTCGCCATCTAAATAGATAGTGTGCTGTAAAGAAACTTACTACAACAGCAATACCAACGTAAATAGCCGCCAAGTATAAGAAACTGGCTAAACTAGCCCAATACTCACCTATAGTAATTGCGTTTGGTGTTGCTAATGCTTTTTGAATCATATCATAAAATTGGCCAAACCATTCGTTAATCTTAACATCAATCTCGACTTGTATCCAAAGCGATGATAGGATTATTGCTGATCCTAGCCAGGACCATAAAGCCCATTTTTTTACTGTAAAAAATCTAAACATAATTTTTCCTCTTTATAATGCTAGTTAAGATTAACTACGCATATAACTATTTAGCATGTTATAAGAGTTCACTTGGCATAAATACTGTATATAATAGGAAAACCAAATATGCCCAGACTAAGTCTATATAAACCATATAAAAGCAATGATTATAACTTCATGGATAGGAGTATCCTAGAACAGTTCCTAATTGGCGGCACTGCGGTCCATGTCCATAAGTATCTTGGCCCTGATTCTGATAATACAACTAGCGATCCTAGTGAACCTAACTATAAAAGTGGGTTACAAAAGGATATGCTATCTGGTGAAGAAATTAATCCAGAAGGTTTAGTAGATGAAACTAGAATCCAAGACTTATTATTCATGGAAAACAGAGATCGTAAATACGATCCTGATATTTTTGAATTGCGTGGCGTATATAATGTAAGTGATAACGACTTTGACTTAACACAGTTTGGTTTATTCCTAACAAACGATACATTATTCATTACATTTCATATTAATGACATGGTTCAAAAACTTGGTAGAAGATTAATGCCAGGTGATGTATTAGAATTACCACACTTACGTGATGAATTACTATTAAGCACCGACAGAGATGCTGTTAACAAGTTTTATGTGGTACAAGATGCTGCAAGAGGAAGTGAAGGGTTTTCACAAACTTGGTATCCACACATTTGGCGTGTTAAAGTAGCACCATTAACAGATACACAAGAATACCAAGATATACTTGGCACTGCTAATGATCCAAATAGCTTAAAACAAAGCCTAAGTTCATATGAAACTGAAATGAACATTAGTAATGCTATTGTGGCATCTGCAGAAGCTGCCAATCCAAATAATTTACCATTAGCTGAACATCTATTTGGAGTTCCTGATGGGAATGAACCAGAGTATGAGCATGGAGAAGTATTAGCACAAGGTGATCAGTTTCCACAAGATCCAAATGATGGTGAATACTTTATAAGAAGTGACTTCAATCCAAAAAGACTATTTGTTTTTAGAGGAAGTAGATGGCATAGACTATATGATAATATTACAGGAAAAACTTGGTCTGACAAAACTTATAATGCTGGTGACTTTATTAATAACAATGCAACAACAGTTGTATCTAATGAAGAACAACCAGAAAGACAAGCACTAAGCAAAGTAATAGACCCTAAGAAAAAAGGGTTAGATTCAGACTTTTAGGAATAAACAATGGCACAACAATTTTTTTACGACAGGCAGATTAGAAGATACATTCAACAGTTTATAAGACTGTTTAGTGGATTTAGTGTGCAAATGGGCAAAGACGAAAATGGACTAGCACAAATGCAATTAGTTCCTGTTCGTTATGGTGATATTAATCGTATGGCAGCACACATAACTAGAGAGAACAGTGAAAACATTGTTAACACCGTTCCTTTTATCAGTTGTTATGTAACTAATTTAGCAATGGCGCCGGAACTAAGAACATTACAATCTCATGTAGATAAGGTTCAAGTCATAGAAAAGAAATATGATGATACTACAGGTGAGTATTCAAACGAACCAGGTAATAGATATACCATTGAACGACATAACCCAGTTACTTATAAGTTATCAATGAACTGTGACATATGGACATCAAACACAGAACAAAAATTACAACTAATGGAACAAATACTTGTATTATTCAATCCAACACTTGATATTAAAACCTCAAGTAATCCATATGACTGGAGTTCATTGAGTTATGTAGAAATGGTAAACACTACATGGAGCACTAGAAGTATAGGTAGTAGCATAGATGATATTATTGATGTTGCATCAATAGGATTTGATATGCCTGTATTAATTAATCCACCTGCAAAGGTTAAACAACAAAAACTTATACACACAATTATTAATCAAATGTATAATTTAGATGACGCAGACTTAGATAGTTTTAGAGAAAATGAATCATTTGATAAATCTACACTAGAATATACTGTTGTTACATTTGAAAACAGAAAAATTAGATATGAGGATAATGAAGTAACATTACTTGCTCTTGATGGATCTAACTTAGATTCAAGTGATCAACAAATTACATGGGAAGAAGATTTAAAGAAATTTGGAGTATTACGTAACGGTATCAGTCAAATTAGACTAAGAAAAAGTTCAGATCCAGGTGATAATGATAATGATATTATAGGAAAACTATTTGAGCATCCAAATAATCCTCAAAAATTATCAGTAACTATAGACCAAACAACACTGCCAACTAATACATTACAACCAATTGACGGTGTAATAAATGGTATGGTAAACTATCCAGGAGATGGAACTGTTCCTACTCCAAATAATGTAGGAGTTAGATACTTATTAATGGATTCAATTCCAGTTAGTTCAAATTGGAATGGATTATCAACTGCTAATAAATATGATATTGTAGAATTTGACGGCAGTGGTTGGTCAATAGTATTTAATGCTAGTGCAAATCAATCAACTAAACATCATTGCCTTAACCTAACAACCCAAGATCAATTAGAGTGGAATGGTAAAGAATGGGTTAATAGCTATGAGGCTGTATACAATGCAGGATTCTGGAGAATCTATTTATAATGATAGAAGCAAGTGGCTGTATCTTTTTAAGCATAGACACAGGAAGAATTTTATTACAACTTAGAAGTAACAATGTTACTCATCCAAAAACTTGGGGGTTTTTTGGTGGCAAAAGTGAAAAAGACGAAAGACCCATTGAAACACTAAAACGAGAAGTTGAAGAAGAAATAGGCAAATGGCCTAAATCAGTAAAAACTATTCCAATAAGTAAATTTACTAGTAGCAATGGTAGATTTATATATAACAGTTTTGTTGTTACTGTTAGTAATGAGTTTATACCTAGTTTAAATGATGAAAGCGATGGGTTTGCTTGGGTTGATATAGGCAAGTGGCCTAAACCATTACATCCGGGTGCAAAGATACAGTGTAAATCAAAGGATTTTTTAAAGAAAATAAAAACTATCTACGCAAATGCATAGATAGTTTCTAAGTTAGTTTACTTTTAAGGAATTTTAATTAGTTGGCACTAATACGTTTTTTCATACTTTCTACAAACTGTTCACGTAACCACTCAAAATCATTAATTTTATTTAGAGCTTCTACATCATCTTTGTTTGCTTCTCCATATGCTTTGCCTTCGTTGGCACCTTTAATACAATAACGTCCAAAACGTTCACCATTATCAACCTCACACCATGTTTTTAACCGATCTTCGGTTTCTTTAACTGGAGCATTAGGATTAATTTGTGATGCTAGTTTTACGCACTCGCGAAATGCACTACGCCATGTTCTAAAAGGATCTCTATTGAATCTTGTTGTGTTAGAAACGTCTCTTACAGGTTGATAAAATGCTGAACCTGTGCTAAAGTCTGGAAGAACGTGTCCCATTTCCATAATTTGTTGTCTTGGAAATAACTTAACTCCACCATACCCATATTTTAAATCGTTAACTGGATTTTTTGCATACCAAACATATGTTGTATTGGCACGTTTTGCCATAGGTGGAATATAGTCAAAACAAAAATCATCATGTATGTCTGCATCTGCATCAACAATATATACCATTTCTGATTTTGCCATCTCACCTGCTTTTTTATGTGCGTTTCCAATACCTTCAATATTTTTTACGTGAATAGCATCTGGAAACCTTAATTTTAATTTTTGATAATTTGCATCTGCTTCAGCTTCATGGAAGCTAATCATAACAATATCAAAATCTGCTTCGTGATAAGAACCTATCACTTTATTTTTTACTGTTCCATGTATTACTCCGCCTGTTGGGACTAATTGAATATCTCCCCAATTTACAGGACGTCCTGTTCTTTTAATTACTTTTGGAAATTTATGTATAACATTGTGTCCTACATCACTTGGTTTATAGTGCCAAGGAAAATTAGGATTTAAAGTTGTGCCATTAACAACAACCCATACCATATCTGTTTTACCTGTATAATCTGCTACGTGTTCTATTAACAAATCTGTATCTGTTGTTTTTTGATCTACGTAAACTATTGGATATGGACTAAAGATAAACTTCTTTAATCTGTCCCACGGTGTAATAACACTTTGTCCTTTAAAACTAAGTAAATTGTTATTTTTTGAAATTTTACTAATCATAGCAATCGCCTTTTATTGTGTATTCTTTTGTTCCTATATGTGCAACTCTATCGCTTAACGCATTATCAACATGTGATACATATCCATGCGTTGATGCTTTCTTACAAAAATATATATCTTCACCCATTAAGCTAGTATAGTCATCATTCCATTCAACACTATAATGTGGTCTTGATATATTTTCATATACACATTTATTTACCAATAACAAACCACTACCTAATGCAAATACTTCTTCTACTCCGTTGCCGGTAAATACTCTCTTATCGAGATTAGTTTCACTTTTAAACGCTACTGGTCTATGTGGTTTTACTCTAGTGCTATAATTTGCTCCTACAATATCTTTTTTATGTGATAGTAATGTAAATAATGCATCAGGTGGAAATTTTATATCACTGTCAATCCAAAATAAATGTGTTGCTTTTGTATTTAAAACTTCATCAACTAATTGTTGACGTTGCATTGCTACTTCACTTCCCATAACCATATGTAGAGAAACTTTTTGACCTTGTTCTCCACACTTTTTCATAAGCATAGCTAAACTATAACTAAATGTAGATGTTACAAGGTCCCTTACTGGAACACATATTGCAACATTTGAGGTAGGGTCAGGTTTCTGTATAAACTTGGGTATGCTTACCATCTAAAAAATTAGTCAGTAAGCTCTTGGCCAAGTTCTGCTTCAATATCTTGAACTGAATCATTTAATGATTTAGCAAGTGTTGTTGCTGATTTTACACATGAAGCAAATGCATCATCACTAAGCGATGCCATATAATTCATATGCTCTGGTTGAACTTTACCAATTGTAAGAATATCAATTGCTGCCAATCGAGCTAGACGTTGTGTCCAATATTCTTCTTCAGTTGTTTCTATTCCGCCTATTAAGGCGTCAAATTCGCCGTTTTTAGCAACAAAGTCAGTAGCCACTGCTTCTAACATTGCTAAGTCTGGATGGTTTTGTGATCGAGCTTGCATTAGTTCACTTTGTAATTCTAATGCTTGTCTTTCAACTGTTGGGTGAGCACCCAACAAAAATGTTTCGATTTCAAATCGTGTTCTTAGACTCATAGTTTTCTCCTGTATTGAGTATACTTGTATATATCCGTTTAATTATACAACAAAAAGCAAACACTGTCAAGAGCTACTTGACAGTGTTTTTTAAAAATCATATAATTATGATGCGCCTGTTGAGTTAGGGTTCTGCCAACCACCAAAAGTGGCCGATAGTTTAATATTAGTTGTCACATTAGGTGAGATGAACGTTCCTAGTTGGTATAGTGATACTGTTCCACTAAGTCCAAAATAGTCACGAACTGTGCTCATGCTAATTTGATTTCCGGTTGCTGGTAATGCCATTCTTGTTACTCCTCGAGTTTATTAACGTTAACAAACAATCGTTTGTTAGTTATATTTATCGTAATTGATATATTAATTGTGTTAATGCTTAATTATCTGATACCTTTTAAGAACTCAATGTCATGTTTTAATTTGTCAATTTGTTCTTGCTGTTCTTTAATAGCTTCG